ATGAAAAGCGCGGACGTGATCAAGGTTCTGGAAGCGAACGGGTGGGAGCGGCGGGGTCAGAAGGGCTCGCACGTCTCCTTTCGGAAGGCGGGCAACCCGAACGTGGTGACCGTCCCTCACCCGAAGCGCGACCTCCCCCTCGGAACGCTGCGCTCATTGGAAAAGCTAAGCGGCCTCACCTTCCGGTGAGGCAGACGATGACCCGGACCAGCCGGGAGACGATGAAGACGAAGAGGACGATGACGATGGCGAAGGTTTTCTACATGGGCGTGGTCGAGCGAGGCCTGAACGGCTCCTACGGCGTCTACTTTCCCGATCTGCCCGGCTGCGTGTCGGCAGCCGACAGTTTCGAGGAAACGGTCTCCGGCGGGCAGGAGGCGCTGGAGCTTCATCTGGAGATGATGCGCGAGGACGGTCTGACCATCCCCGATCCGAGCCCCGTCACGGCCTTCGACCCTGACGACTACCCCGGTTCCGACGTGGTGAAGATCGTGATGTTCCCGGTCGAAGCGGCGGGAGAGACGAAAGAGGCCGCCGTGCGGGCGAACGTCACTATGAACCCGCGCCTCTTGCGCAAGGTCGATGCGGCCGCCGAAGCGCACGGCCTGACCCGCTCCGGTCTGCTCGCCCTGGCCGCTCGCCAGTGGATCAGCGCGAACCCCGGCGCCACGGATCGCCGGGCGGGATGACGGACGACGCGCCCGAATCGCTGCAGGCGATCAGCGAGGCGTTCGGCGAGGGCCCCTACCGGGACTTCGCCGAGACGGCCGGCCGCATCATCCAACGCAAGCTGGCGGAGCGGGGTATGTCGGGCGTCGATCCGGCTGATATAGACCCAGACCTGAGCGAGCAGCTCCTTCGCGCCGCATGGATCGAGGCCGGGATCACCAGCTTCCCGGCCGCGGACCCGGATCAGATCATCGCTGACCTGACCCGGCTCTTCGACATGATGGCGATGGACCTCGCCGCCAACGCCGACGGCGGCGACACCGAGCAGTGAAGAAAAAAGGGGGCCGGCTGGGCCGACCCCCTTCTGCTTGTTAATCGGCCGCCCGTCAGTGGGCGGGGCCGGCCCGGAGGTAGGTCGCCACCTGCCGAAGCATCGCCGCGTCGGCGCCATCGAGACGCTCGCCCCTCTCGAAGCTGTCGGCCACCAGATCCAGCTTCACGAAGGCATCGGCCGGGCTGACCACCGGCGCTTTGGCGACGGAGGCCCACAGGAGAGCGATGTTGGTGGTCAGCAGCGCGGCGGCATCATCGCTGATACCCGGACGATCCAGCCTCGCCTCGGCAGCCCGGATGGCCTGATGAAGGTCGGCCAGGGTCCGGCGAGCGGGAGGCGCGACCACTTCCGGCACGGAAGCGGTCGGCCTGACGGCGCAGACGGCCGTCACGTCGAGGCGCTTTCGGCGGGGGTGAGCTTGATACCCTCCAGAAGCACGACGATCTCGCTGTTGAGCGACCGCCGGTTCCGCCGCGCCGACGCAGCTAAGGCGTCCCGCAGCGCACCGGGTAACCGTAGCGTCACGCCGACAGTGACAGTCTCGGTCGCCATAGTGTCTCCCTTCATCAAAATGGTGTCAGGACACTATGGCGCATCATTTCGATGCGCAAGGGGTCGTGGTTGCGATTTTCACCGTTTTAGTGTCATGGGGACGGATGGCCCGCCAAGATGACTATTCCCGGATCACCCTGCGCCTTCCGCCCGAGCTTCATGAGAAGGTGCGTAAGGCCGCGGGCGAGCGCAGCCTGAACGCGGAAATTATCACCCGGCTGGAGCGGACGTTCGAAGAGGACGACACCGTAGCCGGCCACGAGGTGCGGCTCGAAGACCTAGAGCGGCGGATGGACGAGATGAACGACGAGTATGACGCTCGTTTCGACAAGGTCGAAAACCGGGTCTGGCGCCTACTCGAACACGCTGGCCTCTACGACCCGAACCCCGAAAAGTGAACGGGCCTAGCGCCCGTTCTGGATGATCACCTCGCCCGCTGACTGACCGCCGCTCTGGATTCCGTAGGTCGTCTGGACCGCCTCGATACGGAAGGCCGCGAAGGTTTCGCGGACCTCCGGCCGGTCGTTCAGGGACAGGATGAACCGCCCCTTGATGCCGGCCAGGATCAGCGCCAGCACCTCGAACTGGTCGCGGTTGAAGAGGTCGGCGCCATAGTCGCCCTCGTTCCCCCAATAGGGCGGGTCGATATAGAACAGGGTCTCCGGCGAGTCGTAGCGCGGGATGAAGCTGTCGAACGACATGCGCTCGATCACCACCCCGGCCATCCGCTCGTGCAGATCCTCCAGAATGGGCCCGAGCTTCGTCACGTCGAACCGGCCGGGATCGCGGACGGTGACGCCGAAGTTCCGGCCCTCGACTTTGCCGCCGAAGGCGCAGCGCTGGAGGTAGAGGAAGCGGGCGGCCCGCTCCAGATCGGTGAGGGTGGACGGGTCCACCTTCAGGAGCCGTTCGAACTCGGCTCGAGTAGTCAGTTGGAAGCGGAGCATATCGCGGAACAGCGGGTAGTGGCGCTGCAGGATGCGATAGAGCGTCGAAACGTCCTGACTGAAGTCGTTGATGACCTCGACAGGCGGACGCAGCGAGCGGCGCAGGAACACGCCGCCCATCCCCACGAACGGCTCCGCATAGGTCCGATGGGGAATGGTCTCAATCAACGAGACGAGACGGCGAGCGAGGTTTCGCTTGCCGCCGATATACGCAGCGGCCGGTCGCACGGGAGCGACGGCCGAGAAGGGACTCGACTCCATTGGTCTGTTTCTGCCTTAGACGGTCCCGCCCGGTGCACGGGTGACGGGACTGATGACGGCCGCGGCCGTCTAGGTGCAGGTTCCGGCCTGCGGTTCGGGGTGTTACAGCACCCCTACCCCCGTCGATTTTCTCGAAGGAGAGATTTGTGATCGCTGCTCTCATCGCCCTGCTGACCTTGACGCCGCAGACGCCGCCAGCCGACTGGCCTATCGGCACCGAGCGTGAGGTCGAGGCCGGCGTCTATATGCAGGTCGTCGCCAGCGAGAGCGGGTGGCGTGTTTGGCGCACGGAGCAGCGGAGCGGGGTCAGCTGCAAGGCAGTGAAGTCGGCTGCTGGCCGCCCGCACCCTCGCCCGATAGGCGTCGGTGACGCGCTTTTCACCGGGACTCCCTACCTGACAATCGGTCTCTATCAGGACAGGTTCACCTATCGCTGGTCGGCCCGGCACCTCGGGAAGGTCAGGGTGAAATATCGGACGCCGGGTGATCGCTTCTGGGAGGAGGGCGCCGAGGTGAATTTCCCCGCCAACGTCATCGGTGAGCGGCCAATCGAGATTGAAGTGACGAGCTGGGAATATCCCGCGATCTACGAGGGCTATTCGGAAGAGGCGGCGACGTTCGACTTGGCCGGCCTCGCATGGGCGCAAGAGCAGGTGCGGGTCTGCTCGTCCGCACCTATCGTCAAGCCTACAACGTAGGAAGGCCCCGCGGCGGGTGCCGGCGGGCCTCGACGCCTCGGGGGCGTGACTGCTTCCGATCTGGAAGCAGTGCGCGGTCTGAGCTTGTTCCGGGCGGGAACAAGCCGAAACCGTTCTGGGCTAGAACGATTTAGCCCGGCGGCGACGGTCGGCGCTCAGGGGGCGCAGGAGGGCACTCGAAGGGCAGAGGCATCTTCTGGGCCCGCCAGAACCGGCAGGCCCGCCCAACGGCGGCCCAGCCCTCTTCTCCCCATGCCTCGACCGCGTTGTCATGCTGCTCGCCCGCGATGCGGCTCGTCAGCACGTCGTCGGGCGGAACAGGCTTCTCCTTAACCCGCAAGTCCTCGGCAGGCGGGAAGATCGCGCCCGGCGTCTCGCAGCTGGCGACAGCGACGGCGCAGCTCGCGATGATCAGGAAGACTGTCCGGGATTTGCTCAGCAGCATGGTCTCGCTCCTTTTGGCGGTCGGTGATGGCGGAGGTGTCGAGGGTCCGCTCGGTGGCGGCCGTCTCGCGGCCGGTCGAAGCCTGCGATTGCGCGCGCTGGTCCTCGGCGTCGTTGTCGGCGCGTTCGTCGCCCCGGCCGGCGAAGTAGATCGCCAGTGCCAGGGTGATCACCACCGCGACTGCGCCGATGGCGAGCCACGAGCGGGCGGGCAGGACTCGGAAGAACGCTGCGAACGGCATCACTCACCCCCGGTCTTGAGGGCGGCCTTCAGATCGGCGCTGATATCGACCCGCTTCGCGCTCGACCACTTCGGCGCATACGACGGCTTCGAGACCTCGTAGACCGTCGCCTTGCCGTCAGACGACCACCGGCCGTCGAAGAACAGGTCGCGCTCTTTTTTGCGGCGCTCGATGATCGAGGCGGGCTTCTGCCAGTTCATGAACTCGGCCCGAGCCTTGTCGGCTTGGCCCCACTTCCACGACTGGACCCAATCGGCGCTACCGATGGCGCCGGTGTTGTAGTGGAAGGAGAGCGCGGCGGCGAACTGCGCCTCGGTCAGGGCGTGACCACCGAACGCCGCCATGACCTCCGGGCCGTATTTGTTGGCGCAGAGCCAGAGATAGATCTCGATGCACCGCTGGATGCTCTGCGGGTTGTCCTTGTAGCGCTCGACGGAGTGACCCGACTTCGAGGTCACGCCGATGCCCCACGTCCAGACGCCGACGCTGTCCTTGTAGGCCTCGCGCACGATGGCCTCGTGGCCGATCAGCTCCAGCGCCACACGGAGGGTGATCTGGCCGGGCAGCCACGGCGGCGCAGGCTCGGCCTCGGCATCGGCCAGGCCGAAGCCGTCGGCCAGCGTCCCGATGAGCTGGACGTCGGCGGGCGTGAACTTCTGGCCGGGCGCGAACGGGCGCACCGCGGCGAATAGACCTTCGCGGGTCATGGCAGCTCCTGAATGTCTGGGGGTGCGGCCAGCGGGCCGCTATGGGGCCTTAGCGGCGAAGCGGGGGGCCGCCGCCCTCTGCGATCCGGCTGGCCTCGGCTTCGGCCGCGCCCGCCACCTGATCAGCCGCGTCTACGGCTGCGTCCTTCGCATCGATCGGATGGCCGCCGGCAGCGGCAGCCGCGGTGATCGCGTCTGCCATCTTGCCGGTGTTCTCGGTTTTCTTCGCGTCAGCGGCGTCCTGACCGGCCTTGTTGATGAAGTAGAACGACAGCGCCATCGTCGCCATGCCCGAAAGCTGGCCGATCATGTAGACCACGATATCCTTGTTCGCCTCCGGGACAGCTCGGAGCAGCATCGCCGCCAGAGCGGCGACGAAGGCGAACACCAGACCGCTCGCGAGCCACATGCGCTGGAGGTCGAGGGTCTTGATGGTGGGGTCGGTCATAGCTTGCTCTCCAGTCGTTTCGCCGCGTCAGCGACGGCATGCAGTTGGCGAATTTCGCCCTCTTGCTGGGTGACGCGCTCCAGCGCGGCGTTTCGCTCGCCGCGCAGCCGGATCACGTCGGCGTGGGACGTCGCCAGCGCGGCCTTCTGATCCGCGATGGTCTGCTGCAGGACCGCCTCGCGGGCGGCCGACGCGCGGGTCTCGGCCTCGGCTTCCACCACGCGCGAACGAAGCTCGTTCAGCACGTCCTGAAGCCGCTCGATCTCCTCGCGGAGGGAGGCGGTCGTGCCGGTGAAAGCCGTAGCCATCGCGCCGATTACAGCCGCTTCGCCCTGGGCGTGGTCGCGGCTCGCGACGGCCGCGAGGGCGGCCTTGTCTTCCTTCGAGCGAAACTTGCGCAGCAGCTCCGTCAGGATTGCACCGACAGCGGATGAGCCGATCAGAGCGAGAACGATCTGCGTGAGGGTCAGGGTGGTGTTAGCAGTCTCCGGCACGGGCGGTCCCCCTGATGGCGCGACGGACGCAGAACGCGGCACGGATCATGTGCCAGAGGGTCACCGCAGCCACCGCGCCGGCCATCCCGGTGAGGGAGGCCGTCAGCAGCTCGTTGCCGATCAAGGTGGAGAGGCGAGCGGTCGCCCCGGAGAAGAACACATGCGGGAGCATGCTCAGCTCCGCCGCGACACAGGAGAGCGGGCTGCTGATCGTCCGCGGAGCGTGGGCTTCCAGAGCACGGCGCCATGGCCGGAGCGCCCGAAGGGTCCACCACAGGGCGCCGCCCACGCCGAAAGCGGCGATGGCGACGAACAGGTTCGCCAGTTCCATGAGGGTCATGGTTCACCGCCTGTCGGCATGCGGGGCTCCTGCGCTGGTGGGGCGGGTCGGCTCAGACCAAGGGTGGCGGCGGGACGGCACTCGCGAGGCCGGGCGCAGCGAGTTCCGGCACCGGCGGAGCCGGGTTCACGGCGGCCTCGGCTCCCTTCACGTCTTGCTCGATGCCGCGCACCATCGTGTCTAGGAAGCGGGCGAGGTTCTCGGCGTTCTGCCGGGTCGCGGACCCGACCGGGAGATTGGAGCCCAGAAGCTCATCCAGCTTGGCTCGGAAGCTCTCGTAGACCTTACCGCCGAACAGCTTCTCGGCACCCTGCAGCTTGTGCAGGTGACGGGTCGCCAACGCCTTCTGCATGGCGGCCTCCTCTTCGTCAGTCGAGGGCACGGCATAGGTGGGGGTTTTTGCGGCGGTCACTGTTCAGGCTCCATTGCTACATGGTCGGTTGAGGGCGAGGCATCGCCCGGAGGTGCGGGGAAGTCCCCGATGACGCCGGCGTCGCGGGCGACGGCGAACCAGTCCCGGACGGCCGCTCGATAGGTGTCCCAGAGGGATGCCGTGGGGCCACCGATGCGCACACGGTTGTCGAGCAGTTGGGTCCAGTCGCTCCGGGCCAGCGCCACATCGCGGCGGCCCCGGAGGTCGTTGAGAAGCTCTTCGCCCAAGCCACCTTGCGCGGCCTGATATTCCCGCAGGGCGACCTCGTAGGCGGCCTGTTCCTCGCGTCGGAGCGTCGAACAGCACGTCGAGCAAACGAACTGGCGGCTGAAGAGGTCGGGTCGGTCCCGCACATCGAAAAAGCCCGAGGCGTGGACAACGCGGCGGCACTCGCACGAGTATCGGGCGTCGGCCTGCTCTGACCTGCCCTCTTCCGTAAGGAAGGTGGCGAGGTCCACGCGGAAGGGAGGCGTGGGCTCGGTCATGACACACCATTTTTCGGGTAGATCATCGCCGTCGTCAGCTCGCCATTCGGCGTTGCTGAGCGGGTGCCGGAGGAGGTGGCGATCTGATAGGAGAGCCGAACGTCGGTCAGGTAGCTGCCGGCATATTCCTCGTAGTCGAGACCCGCCCCGACGTAGTTGATTGACGGGTCGACGGTCACAGCCTGCGTGATGTCGAAGGCGTCGTTGTAGGTGCCCGGCGCGTCTTGATTGCCGCGATATGGCGGGCTGACGAAAATCTGCCCGGCGTCCTGCCAGCCGAGGGTGGCGTGATATTTCCAGAGCCCGATCACCATATAGCCGGACTGGCTCACGTTGCCGTCCTGCAGTTCGAGCGGGTTGCCCGTCCAGCCGGGGTTCTCATGAACCGACTGGATTACCCCGGTGACGCGGACGTTGACGGTGTTGTTCACCGCGCCGCCGGAGCCGTTGAGCTGATAGTAGGTCCGCACAGAGTCGGTCGTGCCGCCGGTCGGCCCGGCCGTCTGGTTAGATGGCAGGGCCACGGTCGTGATCTTGAGCCGCGGCGTGAAACCGGTCCCCGAGGCGCTCTCGGCGTAATAGTTGTTCGACTCCCCTGATCCTGGCTGGCTCACCGGGCCGTCGCGGAGGAAGACGATCTCAGGCGTCAGCCCGATATCATAGCCGAATGACACCGGAACGCCGTCGGTGACGCTGACCGGGAAGGGCTGGACCGCCAGCTTTAAGCGTCGAGAGCCGACAAGTATCTCGGTGCCGACCGATACGCGGTCGATCACCGCCTCGCGCATCCTGACCACGTTCCCGCGCACCTCGAAGGGCGCGATGGCGTTGGTGCCGTTGTTCGAGATTTGGACGGCGGTGGCCCAGAAGTTGATGGCGCTGTAAGCCGCGTCGGGGCCGCTGACGGCCAGCACCTGCATCCCCGCTATCTGGTTGCCGGCGACGGCCTGAAGCAGGGCGCGGCTCTCCAGACGGCCCTCAAGCGTAGCGGAGGCGGTCTCGGCCGCCGTGACCCGCGCCTCGACCGAACCCGGAGCCCAAGGGGGGGCCTCGGTCTGGGTCGCGGTTGCCTCGGACAGCATGGGGCGAAGCCAGAAGGCGTAGCTGGACGGCTGGCCAGCGTAGGTCGGGCCCTTGCGGAGAAGAAGCTGTATCCGCGCCGTTCCGGCCGGCGGGGTGAAGAACAGCTTGAGCCGCTTGAAGTCAGTGAGAGATGGCCCGCCCTGCTTTTCGGCCTGATTAGACGAGGTCGCGCTGCTGAACCCTTCGTCGGGGTAGAGAAGCGCGGCGCCGGCGGAGTTCAGGCAAGCCGCGATGAGGCGCATCGAGCATCGGTGAGCGCCAGTGTAGGCGCTGACGCAGGCCCGCTTGACCCCGTCCCAGGGCACCTGCTCGCTGTAGAAGTCGTAGTAAGCCGACTCGTTCGTCCCCGCGCCCGTCAGGTCGGCGGCGTAAAGAGGCCGCTCGCTGTTCACTGGCGGCGAATAGTCGCCGTTGTTCGGCCAGACGGAGGCGGTGGAGGCGCCGCTCAGATAGCCGCCCGCCGACCACGGCCCCGGAATAACGCCGGGAGCGTAATCGCTCCCGAAGAACTGCGAGCGGGTGAGCAGATTGGAGCCCCCGGCTCTCGCCTCGATCAGGGCCACCCGGCTGGCGTCTGCCTTCCCGAGAGCCAGATCGGCCGCCGTCTGGGACAGCTGCGAGACCGTGCCCGACAAGCTGGCGAGCCGGTCCGCAACGCCATCGCCAGTCTCGATGAACTGGACCTGATAGACCCCGCCCCCGCCGTAGGTGCGGAACAGGGACCGCCAGTAGGCACCGGCGTTAGAGATAAGAACGTCGGCGCCCTGAACGACCTCATGTTCCTGCCAGACGTTCAGCGCCGGGGTCACACGAGATGCCGCGGTATAGCCCGGCAGGAGAGCCCAGTGCTGACTCAGGTTGATTGTGTAGAGGTCGACCCCACCCAGCGGGCCGCTGATCTGACGCCAGCGCGCCTTTACCTTGAGGGTCCGGCCCGCGACCAGCACGGCAGCGGCGTCGGGGCACAGGTCGACGGCCGCCGAAATTTGCATGACGCGACCGACGCCCGCCACGTCGACAAAGCTGAACGGGGCGACCGCCTGAATGGGGGTGACGCTCGGCCCGCCGGTCCCCGGCTGGCCCTCATAGGCCGTCCGCCATCCCTGCCCCTGAAACTGGAAGTCCCGGGCAAAGGTGGTTCCGGTGACCCCATCGACGCGGGACTTCACCACCAGTAGGTCGGAGGCGTTGGCCTTCTGACCGTCAAGCGAGGTGACGGCCAGCTGGAGGCTCGACACGCTGGCCTCAAGCGCCAGTTCATCCGCGACGTTCGGCTCCGTCAGGAACGACAGGATGTCGATGTCCTGCGTCCCGGCAGGGTAGTTGATCAGGGCCTCGGGCCGGAGATAATCGGCGCTCGGAAAGGTCGCTATGACGTAGTCGTGGTCGACCACGACGGAGAGCGTCTTGATGCCGTCCACCGGGTTGATGTTCATGTTGGCGTCGGAGATGCCCCACGCGGCTTGGCTGTCGGCCGACAGCGCGATGCCTCGGAGGTAAAGGTTAGCGGCACCCGAGGTGGTGAGGGCCCTCGCCCGCAGCGTGATCCGGGTCTTGTGTCCCGCCTTCAGCGGGAGCCACGCCAGCGGCCCGAACCGAAAGTCTGTCGTCCTGACGTTCAGAACCCGGCCATCACCCGTGGTCGAGAACGTAGTGCCGGCGTAAGCGTCTAGGGGCGGGTAGACGTCGGCCCGGATGGCGGGCGTGTCGGTCCAGCTCACCCGCCAGAACGCCGAGTCCTGCGAGAAGTCAGACGGCAGCGCCTGTTCGGACAGTTGGCGGGCGCGGGCGGCCACCACGGCCAACGCGCTCGCTTCGGCCTTGCCGGTCTGGAGGTTCACGATTGACTGCTGCTGGGCCGCATTCACCGCGAGCAGGCCCGTCGTCGGCGTATTGATCGCCACCTCGGTCGCGGTGAGTCGCGCGGCCAGGCCGGTCGTCGGCGTGTAAATCGCCGTCTCCGTAGCCGTGATCCGGGCCAGCGCCCCCGTGGTGGGAGTGTTCAGTTGGTTGAAGATCGCCTGCGTCCGGTCGACCAGCCCGGAGGTCGCCGTGTTGAGCGTGGCCTCGTGCTGAGCGATGGCGTCTTGAGCGTCCTGCAGAAGCTGCGACAGGACCGGCACCTGAGAGGCCTGCGCCGCGATGTCCTCGGCTGGCACGTCGCCCACGTTCTTCGTGTCATCGGAGACGTTTGAGCCCGCTGGAACCGTGTGGAGCCCGCTGGTCGTCCACGCCGAGGGCCAGCCATCCCCCGAGCGCCAGCCGCCACGGACGCGGTAGCGTTCGCCAGACCGCAGCCCGGTGATATCGCCCACCGGGTTCTTCGCGGCGAGGATCAGGCCGGCGCTTTCCCACGGGTCCGGGGAGCCGGAAGTCGGGGTGCGCTGGACCTCAAGAATGAGGTCGACGCCGACCGCTGCTTCGAGAGCAGTGACCGAGACTGCGAGGACGCCGTGGCTGGAGCCTTGTGGACCGGTGCGGGTCGCGGGCGCCACCTGAAGGTTGTCGGGCGGGAACGGGTCTTTGCGGACATTCACCGCTTCGAGCGTCATTGGCTCGGGCGAAGTTTGCCCGGCCTCGGTGACGGCCCGGATCTCGACGTCGATGAGGGTGCGGCCCTCGAAGTCGTCGGCCGAGACCGGCAAGGCCCGCGGCGACGGGATCATGACCATGCGGTCGCCGGCAGCGACCGGAGGCAGGCCCTGCCACGAGGTCTCGGTTCCGGGTGCGGGCGTCGGACGCCAGCGAGCGGAGAAGCCGACGATGGGCGAGCCGCTCCACGGCGGCATGTCGAACGAAACCCGGACCCCTTCAGGGTCAGCCTGAACGCCGAGGAAGCGGGGCGCCGGCGGGCTCGCCTGCCGTTGACGGTTCAGACGGGTCTGGAGCGGCGGGATGGGCCCGGTCTCACCAGCCATGAGAAGCGGCGCCACATAGCGAACGCCAGTCAGAACAGCCGTCAGGCCCTCGCCCGGCTCGACGCCGATGATCTCGGTGTCCTCGCTGATGCGCGTGGGGACACCGAAAGCGATCAGATCGTCGCGCTTCGGGGAGAACTCGGGCGCGCGCGGCACGGCGAACTGAAGCTCGCGGGTGACCACCGCCGCATCGTCGGCCTCGTTGATGACAGGGACGGAAGTCGCAACGCCGGAGGCCAGCCGAATGTCGACGGCGTAGCTCTCGCCCGGAAGCATCTCGACCGGGTGGGCCAGGCGGACGCCGCTGACCAGACCACCGGACCAGCGGCGGCAGCGGATGCGGCTGGACGTGCCGCCGTCGACGCGCTGCCATGCGAGCCGGACGCGGGCGCCGTAGCCCGAGACCAGATGCTCGGCGTCGAGGGTCCATGTGTCGATGCGGCGGCGGTGAAGCCTTGCGCCAAGCTCCCAGCGCCCATCGCGGTAGGCCCGCTCGGGCGTCTTCTGGCCTTCCAGCCGCAGGGCCTCGACCAGAACAGCCGCCTCGACGCCGGGCCCTGCGGTTTCCGCATAGCCGTCGGCGTAGACGTAAAGCTCGTCTGGGTCGCCGCCCTCTTCGATGTTCTGGAACTCGACCCGGAAGGCGTGGACCGGGTCGGGGTAGACTATCGTCCAGCGGTGATCGCGGAGGTTCGAGTTCGCGAAGAGCTGGACCGGAGCGGGCTTCTCAACCCAGCACACGGCCGCAAGCTGGCGGCCATCCCAGAACAGGGAGGCGCGCCCGGCCTGCTCCAGCAGCGCGATCACCTGATCCTGTCGGCGCTCTTCCAGAAGGTAGATGCCGGCGCGCCAGTCATACTCGTCGCAAAGCTCGGCCCACGCGCGGAGGCGCGCGTCGGCCTGGGCAGGCTGGAGGGGCAGAGCCGGAGCGGGCCCCGTCATCAGCCAGCGCATCAGGGCGGCCGGGTTCGAGGTCGGCGCAGGCGAACCCCATGCCGTGCCGTTCCACGTCTCGCAGACGGGGATGATCCGGCAGGTGATCGGCGCGAGCGTTCCTTGGTTCAGGGCAGTGGCGCGAACGGCGAACTCGATGATCGAGAGCGTCTCGTCGGTCACTGCCTTGCGGAAAGCGACCGAGCGGATAGCCGTCAGGGCGATCCGGTCTCGGCGCTTCTCATTGTTGTCGGGCTTCAGGGAACGGACGAACTCGAACTCGTAGCGGCCCATCGGCAGCGAAACCGAGTGTGTGAACCGCATCGGCTCCTTCGTCGTGGAGCTGCGCGACACCGCGGGGGCCGTCGACCATGTTCCGCCGCCGGTCGGGTTGCCGTCCTCGTCCACCGGGCGGTAGCGGACGTAGACGGTGACGGAGGCGGCAAGCACCCGCCCGTCATCCTTCTGGAAGTGCAGACCGCCGGGCAGGAAGAAGTCGAAGTCGAACCGCTCGCCGGCCGCCGATCCGGCGCGGACGATAGGGGTAGCGCTGCCGGTCGTGGCCTCCAGCTCTTCCTGAAGGTCCAGCTGGTCAGGATCGTTCTGGTAGATCGTGAACTCACGCGGGCCGGGCGTCAGATGCTCGACCATGCGGAAGTCGCCGGGCCCCATCGAACTGGCGAGCGTGTCCCCGATCTTCAGATCAGCGACCGTGCAGGGCCCATAGTGCAGGCCGAGGATGCCGTGCAGCCAGACGTCGTCGCCCACCGACTGCGTGTAGGTCTTGGCGGCGAAGTCCGGCGCCACCACCACCTCGCCCAGGGCGAGAGGCATCGGAGCCCACGGGCGGTATTGGTTCGAGGCGGTCTGGAGGGCGTAGCGCTCGTTGACCTTGGCTTGGTTCTCGGTCTCCGGCGCGAAGATCGCCGCGACCGCCGCCTGACCGAGGGTCAGCACGGCCGCGGCCGCGACCCGCGCCAGCAGCGTCGTGCCGAGGGCCGTGCCCCCGCCGCCGATCCACATGGACACCGCGATCACCGCGATGGTCATCAGGATCTGGCCGATATCCTTTCGGCCGCCGCCGCCCATCGGCTCGACCACGACGTTGATGATCTGCCCCTCGACCAGAACCCGGTCGAGCGTCTGGTCTCGCTCCAGCCGCTGGCCGTCGACGTAGACCACCGTGCGCGACAGATCGTCGGCGTCGATAGCTCCGCTCTTCACGGCATCGAGCAGGGCGGCCTTGATGGTGCGACCGGCCGGCTGCTCAAGGTAAGCGACCTCGCGCGAGAACGGCTCGGGCGACAGGACGAGCGGCACGGAACCGTCAGCCATCGTGCCTCCTAGAAGTCTGGGGCCGCTCAGGCGGCGCGAATTTCGGTGATCCAGTCCGGGACGAAGGCCCCTCGCAGGCGGTAGGCCGCCGCGGGGTCGTCCAGATCCAGAAGAACGGTGCCGGCGCGGGCGTCGGCGTGGATCAGCCGGCGAGGCGAGAGCATGAAGCCGACGTGCCCGGCCCCACCCAGCCACTCCAGCCACGCCACCACCCCCGGCTGCGGTTCAACGGGCCGCCAGTGGGCGAGCCGTTCGGCGATGAGGCGGGAGCGTTCGGCGCGCCCGGCGAGCCGGACGACCGAGGCGCTGTAGAGGGTCCGGTAGTCCGGCGTTTCGACGCCGCAGTGGGTGGCGAGACACCAGCGGGCGCAGCCGCGGCAATCCCAGCCAGCCGGAGTGTCGCCTTTCGGAACGAACGGCGTTCCGATCAGCGGGGCCACGCGCGCCTCAAGGTCGCGCGGGACGACCATCGTCGTCATCAGAACAGGCCGGGCACCGTGGCCGGCGTGTAGATGCGGGCGCAGGCCGGTTCCTGCTTGAACGAGCGCGGCCGGATCACGGCGGACACCTGCGAGGCGTCACCCTCGACGGAGGGGATGCGCGCGCCCTCGATGGCGATCTCGGCAGTGTCGGGAGCCGAGACGCGGACCAGCGAGAGCGACACCTCGGGCGGGTTTATGGCCGAGTCGCAGGCGTCCTCGATACGTCGATCGACATTCGCAATCGTCAGCTTTCCCTCGCCGAAAGGGTTCTCTTTGCTGGCGCCGGCCCATGCCAGGCGGAAGGGAAAGTGCGGGAAGGTCTCGCCCTCGGACACGATGCCGTCGGCCCAATCCGTCGCCCTGATGGGCTCCGGGTCGGCGTCGGAGGTGATGGTGACCAGCTGGGCCAGAGGCTCCTGCTGACGGCCCCACGCCTCTTCGATAAAGGCCTCGGTCAGTTCGCTCATGTCAGGCGGTCTCCAGCCAGAGCCCGACGCCCATGATCACCGTGGGCCCGCGGTCCTCGATCATCCGAGGCGCGCCGTCCGCGGCGAACGAGGCGACACACAGGCGCTCGCTCTCAGGCTCCACGATCCAGAAGTCGGCAGCCGTGCGGGCGAAACTCTCGAGGATTTCCCGTTGCACCTTGTCGCAGCGCAGGGCGCCGTCGAAGCGTCGAGCGGGATCGATGGCGGTTCGGCGGGCGACAGGGCGGTCGGTAGCGCTGGCGAACTCAACCCGGCTCGGCAGGGGCTCCGCCCCTCCACGGGCCTGAAACGGCTTCAGGAGGGCAGGCCACGAGGGAAGCTGGAGGTCTTCTGCGGCATGGGTGCCCGGCGACCACAGAAGGGGCTCAGCGCGGCCCGCAGGGACGGGACCGACGAGCGGCTTCAGGAGGGCCAGGTCCACCGCTTGACCGGTCAGCGCGGAGACCCGCGCCTCGACAGTCGCCGTTGCCGTGCCGCCCGGAGCCGCGATGCGGAGATAGGCCCGGCGGAAGGTGTCGGACAGGCCGGACACCCCTTCGCCGTGAAGGCTCAGAAGGGCGGGCCGAACGGGCATCTCATGAGCGATGATCTGGCTGCCGCCGCCGTCGCGGAACACGAGACGGGCGCTCGGCTGGACAGCAGCGCCCGCCAAGTGCGCAGCGATGAAGGCCTGCGCCTCGATCACCTCGCCGGCCGACGCGGTCGGGCGGCTGCCTGTCGCGGGCTGGATCGTCAGGAAACCATTTGAGCCTGCGTTGCCCGCCCCCCGCAGAACCTGCCGGCCGGGCGCGCCGCGGGAGGTTTCGTCAACCGACAGCGTTAGATCGCCCGACGCAGTCCAGCCCTGCGCCAGATCCACGAACCCGGCGTTGATCAGCCGCTGAGACATGCTCACCTCTTCTTCGGCTGGGGCGTCAGGGCGTGGGCGCGGTCGAGGGTGCCGTCAGCGCCCATCCGACCGACTTCGCTGCGCACGGCCTCGCGGAGGATCACCTCGACCCCACCATCCGGCGTCCGGCGCTGCTCGGCTTTCACCGGCTGCGAGGTCTGGTTGATCACGTTCACCGGAACATTGACGACCGGAGGCGTAGAGTAACCCCGCGCGCCGCCCTCCATCCCGGCCATGAGGGCTGCGGTGCGATGGGCGTTGTGGATGCGCGTCCCGCCCGGCAGCTCGGCCAGTTCGAGACCTTCCTCGCCCACCGGATAGAGGCCGGTCGCGCCGACCAGACCGCCGCGGGCGAAGCCCTTGGAACCGGTGACCGTCACGCCTCCGCCGCCTGGCTTCGGCGAGAGGCCGCCACCGCCGCCGAACAGCGAGCCCCCGATGTTGGTCAGGAACGAACCGAGCAGACCGCCACCACCACCGCCGCCGGACCCACCGGGCGCGCCGAAGATGCCGTTGACCAGTGGCTCGATCAGGAGCTTCTGGATCGCGACTTCCATGAGGGCATCGACCACCCGGCCCAGAGCATCGACCGCCACTTCGCCCATGGCCTTGAAGGCGTCGCCTGCGTTCTCCGCGTTCTTCCACGCATCGCGCAAGCCGGCGTTCATACCGTCGAGTGCGTCCAGCGCCTCGCCTTGAATGATCTGACTGAACTCGCCGAAGTCCGCGATCTGGCTATCTCGCCATTGGCCCAAGGGCCCGCTCGTCCGGCGCTTGACGTCTTCCCGCTCCTTGGCGTGAAGCTCGGTCATAAGATTGAGCGTGTCGATCAGGGCTTGGCGCGCGGCGGGCTCCTGCTGGGCGGCGATCTTCGACTCCAGCGCCGCGCGCGCCGTGTCCTGCGTGATCCTCAGAAGCTCAAGCTCGATCTTCTGGCGCTCTTCGGCGGTGCGGGCGCCTGACGACGCCAAGGACAGAAGGTCTGCCTGCACGTCGGCGTAGGCCTGCTCCGCCTCCGCGACCTCGCGGGCAGCCGTTTCCTGCGCTTCCCGGAGCCGCTCGCGCTCTTCCGCATCGCGCGCCGCCTGCTGGAGGCCCTCAATATTTTCGAGGCGAAGCGCGTTCTCTTCGGTCCAGCGGTTGCCAGCCTCTAGGGTCTGGCGGCGTAGATGGTTGGTCCACGCCTCCTGCGCCGCTTCCGACTCGGCCAGCAATCGCGCGGCGTTCGCACGAATTTCCGGGGTCGCTCCCGAGCGCATGTCCCGACGGAGAAAATCATCGGCAGCCCGAAGCTCGTCCGCCCGAAGACGCTCAGCCTCGCGTTCAGCTTCACGCTCTCTGCGTTCCCTATCCCGGTCAGCCTCGGACCTCCCTCCGCCGCCACCGCGGGCGGGTCGGTCGGGCCGCTCCCAGCCCGGCGGCTTTGCGGGTGCAAACTCGCCGGTGCCGTCGGCCAGATGACGCATGTCCGCAGCGAGCGCAGACCTCTCACGGTCCCGTCGGTCGAGAAACTCTCGGCGCTGCTGGTTCACCCCCAGCCACGTCAGCCAGCCCGGCTGTCGGCGGATGCCTTCGTCTCGGGCAGCGTCCCCCTCTTCGGCCGTTCGGCCGCGGACCACGTTGCTGATTGTGCCGATCAGACCCCGAGAGGGGCGCGAACCGTCGCCGCCGCTGAACCTTTCGAGGGCGTTATCCAGCTTGGCGAGCCAGCCGATGATCGAGGCGATGGCGGATACGACGTCGGCGAAGTCGTCGGCCAAACCAACCACCGCGAGCCGCATGGACGAGTCGATGCGCTGCTGGGCGATCTCCATCTGGCGGTCGGCTTCGGCCAGGGCGTCGACCACATCCTTGCCGGCGACCAGCCCGAGGCGCTCGGCTTCGGCTGTCAGCTCTCGGATGCCGTCGGCGCCCAGCCGCAGAAGCGGCAGGCTTTCCTCGACGCCCAGCGATTTGGCGAACTTGACCTGAACGGCCCGGTCTTGAACCTGCCCGAGCGTGTCAGCGAGGATCAGGAGCATCTGGTCGGCGGTCTCGACGTTCGCCAGCTGGTCCTGCGTGATGCCAAGAGCCTCGAACACCGGCTTGAGCTTCGCGTCACCGACGCCGGATTTAAACGCGCCGAGGGTGCCGTTCAGTTTTTCAAGGTTGGCGTCGAGGCTCTGAGCCGAAACGTCGACCTCTTCCGCCGCGAACCGGAGCCCCTGAAGGGCCTCCGTCGACGTGCCGATCCGGTCGGCCGTGCCGCTCAGGTCATCGGCCCACTGCATGGCCTCACGGGCCTTCGTCAGACCGATGGCGAGGACACCGAGCCCGGCGGCGGCGGCAAGGCCGATGCCGCCCAGCGAGGACAGCCCAGCGCCCAGCGGACCCGTGCGGCCGGCCAGACCCTCGACCCCCTGTCGGACTTGCCCGGTGGCGGCGTCGAGCGCCTTCATGCCGGGCGCAGGCTGGCGCATCGCGCGGTCGAGGTCGCGCGCCATCTTCGACCCAGCGGGACCAATGGAGGCGAGTTCCGCCTTTACCTGCTCCGCCCCCTGTAGGGACATGCGCAGGTTGATGGAGCCTCCACCGGCCATGCGCTTACCCCCCGTCCGTCTGAGTTTTCTCTGCGAACGCCTCTAGCGCCCCCGTCTCGATGGCCCGGAAGGCCTCGAAGGCAGCGCCGTGGTCGAGGTTGTCGGAACCCTTCGCCGCCTGCGTTTCGTAGGCCAGGAGGGCGTCACCGTGCTTCAGGCCCGTGATCGCCCCAGCCATGCCGGCGCGCTCCCATAGACCGGGCGTTGACGATGCCAGGGCCCACGCCAGCCGGCCCGCTGCCGTCTGCGGCGCCGTGTCGATCTGGGGGCAGAGTTCACGCTTGGCCGGATCGTCCGGCTTCGGCGCACTCGCACCCTTCGAGCATGGCTCCGCGTCGTCCTGACACGCAAGGCAGCGCTCGCGCCCTCCGCCCCACCAGTCTTTCGCCCGCTTGCGCAGGCGGACGACCTCGGCGGCCATAGGCACCTTCGGCTGCTCGACCCACGACATGAACGGGGCGAGCAGGCTCTGACCCTCCGGCGGCGCGCCGTGGATCAGAGCGGCGCGGATCGCCTCGACGTCGGTGTGATCGAGCGGCTCGCCGGTGCCGGGGTCAACGATGCCCTCCCAGCCCTTAAGGCACCGCTGGGCGGTGTAGACTGCCGCGAGGACGGACGAGTAGCCCTGCAGGCGGTCGAGGTCCAAACCCCGGATGGTGTCGGGGTGGTCGGCGTCCAGATCGAAGCCGAGTTCCTCCAGCGCCGCGCGGCCGTGGAAGACGCGCGACATGACCGATGCGACCTCGGCGGCGACCACCCGCTGGGTGACGCCGTCGGGACGCTGCAGAAGCCAGCGGACGCCGGGGGCCAGCTGAACCCATGTCGGCTCGGAAGGAGCCCAAGCCGGATGGGTCACTCGTAGCTCGCCACGCTGTTCGTCAGCACCACCGTCACCATCGGGTCGGCCGCGCCGATCTCGGCGCGGCCGCGGAGCGGAACGTCGAGACGGCCGGGGCCGCCGGTGCCGACGCCGACCTTGGCGAAGCGGACGTTGCGGACGGTCATGACCAGCTTGAGGTTGGCGCTCAGCTCCCACGACAGTTCGATATCCTGCGTTCCCGGCAGGTATTGGCCGACGCCGATCTTGCCGAGGTCGCGAAGGGCGGCGCCCTTGAAGCGGCCGGTCAGGTTCAGGGCGACGGTGCGGCCTTCGAGCTGCACGTCGTCAACGAACTTGCTGCCGGCGTAGTTGTCCTCACCGAGGGTGTTCGTCAGCGTCACGTCGCCCGAGATGATCGAGCCCAGCGCCACGCCGTCGCGCTTGATGCCGCCCACCGCGCGCGGAACACGCGAGGCCAGGGTGGGGAGGTCCGGCGTTCCGGCGATGGACGCGCCGTATTGCTCCAGCGCCTCGCGGGCGAAGTAGTCGGCGTTGATCCGGGTGTAGCCGCGGTCGGCCCCGATGGGGAACTGGAGCGAGCGGCAGACCGCGCCCACCGCGCCGTCGAACTGCGAGCTGGTCAGCTTCCGCTCGAAGGTGGTGGTCGGCACCACCGCCACGCCGGAGTTGAATGTGTGGGTGTACGGGCCCGCTCCGGCCGCGACTTCTGCGCCGAAGAACTCCGCGAGCGTGTGGCCGATCTGGACGAGGTCGAGCGGCCAGACCACGCGGAGCGCGGCGCGCTCCAGATCCGGCGCGGCCGGGCGCGCGTCGATGGAGTTGGCGAAGCCGCCACCCATCACGTCGTCGTCCTGCGGCTCGGACGCCGGGGACGGCGACCAGTCGTAGAAGTGGCGACGGGTGAAGGTGACGCCCGGCGCGGCGGCCGAGGTCATGAGGTTGGTCTGGCGGCCCGAGTAAAGCTCGCTCAGCCGACCGCGCGGGTCGTTCGAGGTGGTCATTGGTCAGGTCTCCAGAGAGGTTGGACTCAGGCGGTCCAGACGCGGATGCGCGGCTGGGCCAGTTCGACGTCTTGGCTCGTGGCGTTGCGCACCACGTCCTTGTGCAGGAGGTCTTTCGCGTCCTCGGGCGAGGCGAGGATCACCTCGCCGTGCTGCAGGCCGCGCGTCTTGCTGTCCTTCAGCACCACCAGATGCTGTTGTTTCGGAGCGGCGGCAGCGCCGCCGGCCTCTCCGCTGTTGTCGTGGTCGAGCTGCGGCTTGGTCGAAACCGCCTCGCCTGCCGGGTCGGCATGCGAGAGGTCATCGGCGGCGGATTTCGGGGTCGGGGTCTTCATCGCTGGCTCCTGGGCTCAGGCGGCGGCGTCAGTGCCGGTGTAGAGGACGCGAACGGGGATCACGGCGGTGGCTGCCGGCAGGGCGTCCGGGAAGGCCACGTCGTCGTCGCGGGTGGGCGCGCCGACTTCTGCGAACACCTCGACGCCGAGGCCGAGGTTGCGGTTCTGTGCGATCAGCTCCGCGAAGGCGCGGATTGTGGCGTCTCGCTGGGCGCGGCGCGCGGCGCGGGTGTCTGCCGACGATTGGCCGGGGTTCGGCTTCGCCTGAACGGCGTAGCCGACGGCGACCTCAATCTCGATCTCGTCGGTGTTGTCGCCCTCTGCACCCCGGACGAAGGCCAGAACGTCGGGCTCGCCGCCGTCCATCACCATCATGGCGTGAACGATGCGGGAGTTGTCGATCATTGGCGCCCAGAGCGACGGCTCGGGCTCGTCAATCGTCGGGGTGGGGAAGAGCGCCGGGGCCGACAGGATCAGCGCCTCGATGGCCTTCAGGATGGCTTCGTGAGTGCTCATGCGCTGTCCCGGTTCTCTGCCGACAGCTCGCCGGCCAGCGCGTGGACGAAGTCGGCCGGGAAGTTGTTGGCGATCTCGTTGAGGATCTGGCGGCCCTTAATCCGGCGGCGCAGCGTGGCGGTCTTGGTGAGCGCGAAGATGGGCGTGGCGGCGCGCTGCTGGTTCTTCGCCTCCTTGCCCGTCCGGGTCAGGGTGACGTCGTTCGCGGCGACCAGAACGCCGGTCTGGCCGTTCTTCGAGATGATCGGCACCAGCTCCGTCCCGAGGGCGGCGCCCACCTGCTCGACATAGCTGTCGTCCTTGGTGAAGCGCCCGCGCACGTCGCGGCCGGGGCCGCTGTCGCGCGAGCCCATCATCTTGCCCCGGCGCAGCCGGCGGATGATCGCCTTGGCCGGGGGCAGCGGGACGGCGAGGAACTTCGAGCCGTTGGTGACCTTGATCGTCACGCCGCTCTCGAAGGCGTCGATGATCAGGCCGGCCTTCGTGTAGAACCACCCGGCTACTTCGAGGCTGTTCTTGCCCTTCGGATAGACGGTCGCCCGCCACGTCTTCGAGAGGGCGATGGCCTGATGGAAACCGCCGGCAACGATGTCGGCGCGGAGGCGGCCCTTGCCGGCCTCGACCACCCGCGTCATCGCGCCATGGTAGGCGCGCTCCAGCGCCAGCAGATCGCTGTCGATCTTGTCCTGAAGCCGTCCCTGAAGGGCCAGGGCGAAGTCGCCTCGGCTGCCCTCCAGCTCGATCTTGAGCCCGGCGTCTCCCGAAGTCGAAAGCCTGCCGCCCACCGGCGAGCCGGTGGCGCGTATCTGGTCGCCCATCCGGGACGAACGCCAGCCAGAGAAGGGGCTCGACATTACCGAACGACCGGGCAGAGCCAGTCGCGACCGTTCATGTCGTCGTCCAGCCGAGGCTGACCGTGAATGGTGAAGAGGACGCCGTTGACCGAGATGGTGTCTCCGTCGCCGGGCTTCTGGCCGGGGGCCTTCGCCTCGACCTCAGCGCCCGAGAGGCGGATCAGCTCGCCAGCACCGATCTGCGGCATCTGCCCCACGAGGGCGAGGCGCTGGCCGGCGTCGAGCATGGCGGCCAAGTAGACGGGATCGCCGCCCGCCTTCGTCCAGATCGCCGCGGTGTCGTCCGCGAGTTCGGAGAAGGCGGTGGCGTCGAGGTCGGCCAGGAGCGCGTTGAATGTCATCGACGCCTCCCGGCCTCGCTCGGTCAGCCGCTATCAGGCGGCCGGGATCAGCTTCACGTTCACGGTCGCGTCCGCCGAGGCCTGAGCGGCGACGGCGTAACCGATCTTGGTGTTGCTGGTGGAGGTCGTGGTCACGTTCTTGGCGGTCGCGTCCCAATAGACGGTCGCGCCTTCGGTGATGGCCCCCGTGGCTTTCGGGAGGTTCACAACCCCCTCGACCACACCGGCGTAGGTCTCGCCCTCGGCGGCGTTGGCGGAAGCGACCGCAAACGCCTTGCCGTGGACATAGCCACCGCCAGAAACGACGCCGCCCGCGGGGGCGACAAGGTCGAGGATTTCGCCCCGCTGCACATAGTTCTTCATGGTCTCAGTCTCCTGCAGGAAGACGGGGCGGCCTTAGGCCGCCCGCGTCAGGTCATCGTTGAGGGTGGGGATCAGGCGGCGCCGCCGTTCTTGAAGCCGGCGGCGTAGTTCACGGCTCCGAAGCCGAAGTCGTGGAGCGCCTTCCACGTGATGCCGTCCTGATTGTAGCGCTCGAACTGCTCGACCTGCGGGGCCTCGTTGTCCTGCAGGAAGCCGTAGACGAACGCCGGCAGGTCGGCCGGGTCGGTGAACAGACGCCAGCTCTTGTCGGTGATCCACGGCGCGATGACCACGATCAGGTTCTGGCCGATGACCACCGCGTCGGCCTGCGTGGCAGGCGTGATCGGGGTGACCAGCTTCAGAGCCGCGACCCGGAGCTTCGAGCCCACCATCAGGATGGCCGGCTCGTAGCCCATGGGATCGCCGTCGAGGTTCTTCTGCTCGGCGTAGGCCTGATAGGCCGCGTCGAGGGTGGCCTCGGCGGGAGCCGCGCCCGAGGCGGCGAGGTTCCCGTGGTCGGCGTGGAAGAACGTCTTGCCGTCGCCCATCTTCGGCCCGTTGCCGTTGTTCGACAGGATCAGGCTGAACGCGACCTGTTCCTCGGTGCGGCTGGCCGAACGGCCGAACTGCTGCGCCATGTCGGAGAAGGTGCCGAGGTCGTTGTTCACGATGGCCTGACGGCTGAGCGAGATGTTCAGGCCGTAGGTTTCGAGCCGGACGGACTCGCCGCCCTCCTTCAGGGCGCCGTGCTTGATCTCGCCGCCCTCGGCCAGCTTCTTCAGGTTCGGCACTTCGCCGCCCCGGATCATCGCCGTCGGCTTGAAGTCGGCGAACGACCGGCGGCGCGAGATGGAGCGATAGACCTGCGGAGCGGCTCGGTAGCTCTCCAGCATCACGCGGTTGGCCGCGGTGCCGAGGATCAGCGGGAAGTCCGAGGTGGTCTGCATGCCGACCGAGCGCTGGAAGATCTCGACCTCGTCGTGCGAGGTGATGCCGTTCCGCACCGCCATCATCTGGGCCAGGCGCATGCCGCGGAAGCGCCGGCCGTTGTCGGTCGGGGCCGCGCCCGTCATGCGGGACACCAGCGCGTCGACCATGCCGTCGCGGTCGTTGGCGCCCTCTTCCCCGGCCCGTGCAGCGCCACCGGCAGCGATGCCGGCGGTCTGAGCGGTCTGGGCGCGAGCAGCGCAGGCGAGGATGTGGCTCTCGATGGAGCCGACGGTCTGGGCCGGATCAACGATCAGGCTGCGGACCTCGGTCTCGATCTCGGAGCCGAAAGCACGGGCCTGATCGAGCAGGCGCAGGCCGTCGGTCAGGCCGACACCGGTGTTGGCGGCGGAAGGCGCGGCGGGAGCGGCAGCCGGGCCGGCGGCGCGGATGCCTTCGGCAGCGGGAGCAGCGGGGGCGGAACCAGCGTCCGTTTCCGGGGCGCGGGCGATGGCGAGCGCGGCAGAGGCCACGCCGCCCATGAGGCGGATACGCATGTCTTCATTCTCCGTGGAGGTTGGGTCGGCGGGGCTCGCCGGGGTTTCCGGGGATTGGCCCGCAGAACGCACCCCGGCGTTCGCGTCTGCGGGAACGGTGACGAAACTGACTTCCATCAGCGTCCAGCGGGTGGCCCGCCAGACCTCGCGGTCATCCTCGATGCCGACGAGTTCAAAGGTCTCGATGGTGTAGCCGCAGCTGATGCCGGTCAGCTCGCCGCGCTGGACCATGCCCTCGACCATCCGACCGAAGTCGGTGTCGGCGAAGGCGATGCGCCCGACCAGATTGCCCGCCTCGAAGCGGGCCTCGGTGACGGTGCCGACGATGGCGCCGATGGCGCGGTCGTTGTGGTGGTCGAGGGCGCGGACCTGGCCGAGCGCCACGCGACTGATGTCGCAGCCTTCCGGCGAGACCTCCAGCTCTTCATAGCCGAACCACGTCCGGCGACGGACGCCGGTCGAGAACACGGCCTCGACCGAGCGGGTGACGGCGTCGTAGCTGGCCGGCGCAAACGATGCGAACCGCTGAACGGTCTGGCCGTGGTAGCCGGTCGGGGCGGCTGCCCGTTGGCCGGCGTCGGTTTCTGGCGCGCGGACGGGCGCGCCGCCGAGCAGTCGCGAGCGAAGCAGCATGGGCTTACCCCTGTTGTCTGTTTTCAGGTTCGTCCGCGCCGGTCAGCGCAGCGATGATGGCGGCCTTGGCGGGCCCGTTGGCGGCTCCAGTGCGGAGGCCGGTCGCGGCCTCAACGAAGCCGGCGTTGATCGCCTGACTGTCGCCGCGCTCTACGGCTTCGATCATGCGACCGAAGAACCCGACCACGTCGCCGTCGAGACCACGGGTGTCGCTACCCTCGACCAGCTTCGGCAGGACGAAACCGGCCGGGGGCTGGAGAGCGCCGGTGCCGTTGACCTTGCGAGGGTCGGTGTCGAGGACGAGGCCCAACCGATCGATCTCGCTGTTGACCGTCGCGGCCTCTTCGAGATGCTCGCGCCACTCGATGCCGCGCTCGGCCAGGGCCTCCGGCATGTTCTTGAAGCCGGCGCGCAGCTCCATGATCCGGGCGGCGACGTCCTTGATCGGGTCCACCCACTCGCGAGGCGGGGGCGTCCAGATCGCGGTGACTTCGGCCAACCGGGGCTCGCGGCGCAGGAGCGCCTCGCGCCGCATCACCCGCGCGAAGGCGGGGTCGAGCAGGCGCGGGATGATGATGTTCTGCTGCCAGTGGTCGAGCAGCTTGTTGAACGCGACCATGGCCGCGCGGAGGCTCGAGTAGTTCGCCGACGAAACGTCGCCCGTCATCAGGTAGTCGGGGATGCCGAGCGAGGCAGCAACGCTGCGCAGCTCCTGCCGGAAGAACACGTCGCTGTCGCCGTCAGGCGTCGGGACGAAGCTGGTGAACTCTTCGCCGGGCAGCCCTTCGACCACCATTCCGGGCGTCAGGCGGTCGAGCGCGGGCGACCCGCTGGCGGTCTCGCTCTCTTCACCCTCGGGCGCGCCGGTGCCGGTGTCGGGTTCGTCGGCCTCGTCCTGCGACAGGGTCCGAATGATGCCGATGCAGGCCTGCAGCTTTTTCTTCGTGAGGATCGAGTCGGCCAGGTCTTCCAGCGACCGGATTTTCCGCATCGACGGGCAGAGCCACGGAACGCCGCGGGTCTGGCCGGGCCGGGTCTGTTCGAACAGGTGATCGACGTGCTTCGCATCGACCCGGTTCGACTTCCTCATGAAGCCTCGGCTGGGGTCGCCGGGATGCTCTTCGAGGATGTGGTAGGCGGCGCGGGAGCCAGCCGTCGCATACTCGACCCCGTCAACGATGCGGGGTCCGCCGCGGCTGAGGATGCCCGCGTGAGGGCTCTCAAGCTGGTCGCCCTCGATCAGGGTCATGAGCGCGTCGGGCACGTTGCCGACGGCGCTCCAGACGTTGAGGACGTCGCCGCCCTCGATCATCCCGCGAACGGCAATGCCCTGAACGCCGTAGAAGTCGTTCCAGCCGTCGACCTGCGACTTGGCCCAAGCGAGGTAAATCTGCTGCGCCAGCTTCTGGATGCGCGGGTCGCTGTGGACCGCGCGAGCTTCCATGCCGTCGCCCACGAGGTTCGCCACGAGCTGGCGGACGGCCGAGGCGACATAGGGGTTGTTCCGGGCGAGGTCGCGCGAGCGGTTCCGCAGAACGCCCAGATCCGGGCTGATCTCGGCGTCGGCGCTGCCCGGCCCTGCTCGCCAGCCCTTCGTCAGGCGGCTGTGGCGCGCGGCCTCATAGCCGCGACGGCCGGACAGCGACCGGGTCGCGACCTCGGCCATCTCCGCCTTGGCGCGCTCCACCATCCGCTCGCGCTTGGCGCGGGGCGATACGATGCCGACCAGATGGTCGGAAAACCGCGCCTTCATTGTGCCCTCGTGAAGGAGGCCGCGAGGAAGCGGGTCCGGCGACGGCGAGGCCGACCGCCCAGCGCCTCGAAGTGGGAGATGGCGGTCTCGATCTCGGCCGTGCTGCGATAGGTCTTGCGGCGGCCGTTGCTCTCGACGGTCAGGACGCCGCTGGCGAGCGCCGTGCGGAGCTGCGCAATCTCTGTCTCGTAAGCGTCGTTCGCGGGCATTGCGGCCTCCTCAGTCGTCGCGCGACCAGATCAGGTCGTCGCCTGGGCGACTTTGCCGACGGCGGCGGCGCCGTCCCTTGGCGGGCGGCGGCGGCATCGCCGGCAGAGCGCCGGGGGCTTCGGAGGTGTCGTCGGTCTCGGAGGGCGCGGCGGGTGAGCTGGCCGCGCCGACCTCATCGGCATGTGCGTTCAACTTGAACCCCATCTGCATCAGGCCCCGGAGGGCGGCGTATGCGTAGACGCGGCAGTCGAGGCCCTCGTTGGCGCGGCCGGCTATGGGCTGCCAGACGAAGTATCGCTGCCCGCCCTCGACTTTTGCGACCAGCCGCTCCGCGGTGATCTGCATGAACCAGTCGAAGTCCCGGTCGGCGGGATAGTGCATGTAGCCGGGGCCCGGCCGGGTGATCTGGAGCCGGGTCGAAACGACGTCCTTGCCGGTCTGCGTCCCGATGATGAAGGGCTTGAACCTGTCGCGCTTCGAGCGCTTCGGCTTGATTGCAGGCCAGATCGGCGAACGCTTGCCCGCCGTGTCGCTGGCCCCTTTGATCGCCCAGATCTGACGGCCGAGGCGCTCCTTCGAGAACTGGTAGACGGCGTCGGTGTGGTGGCCGCCCGAGTCCTGACAGGCCGCGGCGATCCGCATCTCCCTGCCGCTCGGCGTTCGGAAGACGCTCAGCAGATATGCGTCGAGCTTCGCCTTCGTGCCCGGATCGTCAAACGCGCCGGGGATGATCTTATACTCGATGGACCACGACTCTTCGTCGCGGCCCCAGCCGACGACCTCGATCTCGACCCGGTCGTCTTGCGTGTCGATGCCCGCGGTGATGAGGGCGACACCGTCGGAGGCGTGACCCTCCGTCCAGTTCTCCCGCCTCGCTGCGAGCGTCTCGGCGGCGACTTCCTTCCCGGCGTGGCGCCGGAAGGGCAGGCCCATTTGGGTGTTCGTCCAGACCTGCAGCTTTTCGTCATCGCCCAGAGCGTCGAGGAATTTCTTGACGATGCGCTTCGGCGCATCCTTCCGGGTCCATGGGCTGAAGAGCTTGCCGGCCTGAAAGCTGGCGTGTTGGTTTGGAACCGCCCACTCGCCGCAGCCCCGGCACTTCGCCCGGTAGACCGCCCAGCGCGAGCCCTGCCACCAGTCCCAGACCTGATCGACCGGCTTCTCCGCCCCGGCCTGCGCCAACGAGGCGTAGGCTTCGAGCGGGATCTGGCGCTCGCCGCAGCAGATGAAGGGGCGGGTCTGGTGCCAGCGGATGGTCTGGAGGGCGCGAAGGCGCTCGCCTTCGCTCCAGCCGACGCCGCAGCCCTCGCAGAACACCTGCGCCGTCTCGTGCTTGTGGACCTTCTCGAAGCCCTCGGCCTCGACCTTCTCCCACTGGACGTGGCGCCATTCGAGGAACTGACGGTGATCGCAGTGCGGGCACTCGACCGAGGCCCGGCGCTGGTCGCCGTCCAGATAGCTGGTCTCGATCCGGCTCTCGCCCGAAAGGGTGGGAGAGCAGACCCGGACGCTCAGCGGGTTCGAGAACGTGGCCTGCCGCTCGTCGCCCAGGGCGAGGGGGTCGCCTTCCTTGGTGACGGGGTATTTATCGACCTCGTCGTAGAGCGTCAGCCGGATCGGCCGTCGCGCGAGGTTGTCGGGAGAGCCCGCGCCGACGAGCGCGAGGAAGCCGCCCGGATAGGCCTTGTAGAGCAGCGTGTCCTCGGACTTCCGCGTGTGGCGGTGGCCGACCAGCGCCTTCAGCACCGGCGTCACCCGGACCATCGGGGCGATGCGTTCCTTCGAGAACGCCTCGGCCGCGTCTTCCTTCGGCTGAACCAGCAAGATCGGGCAGGGGTCGAGGTGGGCGTGATAGCCGAAGATGTTCTCCAGCAGCGCCGTCTTCAGCAGCTGGGTCGAGACCATGCAGGTGAGGATCTCGACGCCGGGCTCGGTCACCGCGAGCATCGGCCCGCGGGCGATCTCCACCGTCGAGGTCTTCCACTTCCCGGAGCTGCTGCCGGCTTCCGGCGCGAGGTAGCGGAACTCGTCAGCCCACTCGGGCAGGCTAAGCCGGGGCGGCGGGCGCCATGCCTTGAACGCCGTCAGCCTCAGACGATTGATCTTGTCCGAACGGGTCGCCGGGTTCGCCCAATTCGGTGAGGTGCTGGTGGACATGGGCGGTCAGCACCTCCGTCACCTTGTCGACCGGCACGTCGAGGTCGGCCGCGATGAGCGGGCCGACGCGAGAGGCGAAGTTCAGCCATGCGTTCCGCTGGTGGCGGAACATGTCGAACAGGACCGCCTCGGCGTCCGCGAGTTCGATCACCTCGCCCGAGCGCTTCCGCGCCTCGATCATGCGGATGGCGGCCAGGCCGTTTTCCTTGATCGTCTGGGCCGTGATCAGGTCGACGGTTCGCCCTTCGGACAGGCCCGCCATGAAGTCGAGGATGGTCTTCGCCGCCTCGTCGCCCTGCGCCGCGGCTTCCTCCAGATCGCCCACCATCGCAGGGGGCAGCGCGGCAACCTTCGCGGCAACCGGCTCGGGGGCCGTGGTTGCCGTCCGGCGCGCCTTGGTGGCCGAGTCCGCGAAGCGGCCGACGCCGGCATGCGCGAGGCTCTGGTCGGACGCCTCCACGTCGACCTTCCCATCCTTCAAACGCAATAGCCCACGGGCCTGCCACTTCTGAGCGGCGGCCTTCGAGACCCCGTGAAGTTTGGCGTAGCCGGAGACCGAGGTGAGCGTCATGGCAACCTCCGGCAACCGGCAACCGGGTTTCAGCCCCATAGCTGCGAAACATATGCGCCCTGCCCGACCGTATTGGGTCGGCGGGGGCCGGGAAGAACCTATGCCCTGGGGGGGGTGGGCCACCCTACCGAAGTCAAGCGCGACTGGTTCTCACCTGTCGCTTTCCGGTCTGGCCTCAACCTCGACCGGCTGCCTTGACCGGGGTGTAACCGGCGTCGGCCTTGAGGGCCTAGCCCGGTTAACCGCCAAAACCGGATCAGTCAAGAGGGGCAGCCGGTCGCCCCCTCAATGGTGGCGGGCATTTGGCGGGCAGACGGGGCGTTTCACTCTGTGACTCGTCACAACCCGTCACGCTGTCACGGGGCTGCTAAGCCGTTGATGTTGCGAGGGTGACACGTTCGGACTGTCCCGATGTGTCCCGTTCTGTCCCGACGGGAAAGGATCTGGCTTCCGGCCTATTCCGGTTCGTTCCGGGTCAGCTTGGCGCAGGTGTCCGCGATCCTCGGGTCAACGTCACGCTCGCAGACGCCTAGGCGGCCAGCCTGATAGACCGTGCGCAGCTCTTCCCATTGCCGGTCGGTGTCGTGTCTGCGCTCCAGCGTCAGCGCGATGGGGACCACCGTCATCATGACGAGAGCAGCGACCACCGCGAGCGCGATCAGCCCTGTGGCCGGCGCGGCGCTGTAGCGCCGCTCTGGTGGGGGAGAGGTTGGCATGGGCCCTCATGGGTGGGTCGCATCGGCGGCGAGGGTCGCTCGCGCTTCCAGCCCCGGCAGGGGACCGACGCGATAGGGTCATGCAGGCCGGGCGCTAATCCGGCTCTGGGGTCACTGGCACTCAGGAACCGCTAATATCCCCAGCCATCCGCCTCCGGTCAGGGCTTCGCCCACCCGGTCAGCTAATGCCTGAATGGCGGGTCTGCTTTCCCCGCCGCTGCATGATGACAAGCCCGATGCCGAGGCAGAGCGGGAACGATGGAGCTAGGCCAGGGGATTGCACCCCAGATAACGCCCTCACGGGCCGTAGCGTTGAAGGATCGGTGCGGCCTAGCGCCCGCCCCTGAACTTGCGAGCTTCGGCCTCCAGCTTCGACCCCCAGCTTTCGGCGCTGACGGTCTGCGGCGGCGTGTCGTCCCCTTGTAGGGGCAACCCCTTGGCGTGGGCGAGCAGGACGCGGGCGAAGGTGTCGAGGCAGGTGAGCGGCTGGCCCTTGCCGTCGGTGACGTCCCAGCCCAGCGCTTCCCAGAGTGGGCGCTGGACCTCGAACGGCTCAGACAGCACGACGAAGTGCAGACCCCAATCGTCCGCCGCGTTCAGCTGGTCGTAAACGAACTGGCGATCCTCGCTGATCTCAGCGTCGTCGTCGTCATCGTAGGGGTCGTTCTCGTCGTAGAGCGCCCAGAAGCGCTCGGGGTAGTGGAACCACGTCTGCTCTTCGGTGCGGCCGAAGTTCTCGGCGGAGTAGCGCAGGGTGCGCTCAACCAGATCGTCGTTCTCTGGCGCCCAATGCCGGTTAGGCAGGTTCATGCCGCGCTCGATGGCGGCGATGCCAGGCAGATCGATGAGACGTTTTAGGGCGGGCTGGCTCACAGGCACAGTTCCGTTTCGTGGAGAACGACCACCGAAATATCGGCTGAGTCGTCTCCCGGGTCGCCCTCCCCCTTTGGGGATCTGTTCGAACTAGAGCGGTGGCCGCACTGCAGTGCCGAAGCACATGGTGTAGCCTGACGATACATGGATGGCCGAAAACCGCAAGATGCTGTGGTCATGCCGCTTCCTGATCCTCCACAGCCGCGATCTGGTCGGCCTTGATATCCATGCGGCCCTTGTAGGTGCCGACGAGCTGGACCCGGACGCGGTCGCCACTGATATCGATGACCTTCCCCATCGCCTCCGCGAAGGGACCACCGATGACCCGGATGAGCTGCTCGGCGCTGTAGGCCGGCTTCTTCTTCTCGGTGTGGTCGAACAGGCCAGCCGACTCGAGGGCGGCGATCTGAAGCAGCGACCACGGGTCGATCTGCGCCCGCTTGCCGCCCACCTCGACCATGCCGCTGATGCCGGACACCCGCTCAACGTCGTGGAAGGTCTGCCGGGCCGGACGGTCATTCAGGAACCAGAGGCCGACGAACAGGTAGCCGACGAACAGCGGGCGCTCGATCAGGCGCTTCCGGCCCTTGCTCCAGTGATATCGGCGCTCCAGCGGTATGTAGGCGGTGATCCGGCGCTCTTTCAGACCATCGATGGTCTTCCGTTCGCTCATGGGTTCGCAGCGCGCGATGAACCACCGCAGCTCCTCGCTCGCGGTCCCGGCGGCCTCGACTTCGGCCACGGAGACCCGCAGAGCCGAGACGTCGGTCACCATCTCCTTCGCCAGCGCCAGAGCAGCGTCGGCCGCGGCGGCAGCGCGGATCGACTGCTCGGCCGCCTTAACGGCGGCCTGGGCTTTCCGGTTCGCCTTTTTCCGTTGGCGTGAGAGAGCGCGGCCCATCAGACTTTACCTTTCGCAACCTGCCTGCACCCCCGGCAGCGCCGGGGCGGGCTTTTGGCCGGCAGGACCACCCACGCTCGGAAGGGCTCAGCGCAGCGAGCGCAGAGGGTCAACCAGTGCGATGAGATGCATGGGGTGCCGTCTCGCCTCTCGGCGTCCTTGGCGGCGGCCAGCTCGTATCGCTGACCGTGGAACATGACGACCGTGCTGATGGGCGGAGCTTCGGCGAACCCGAAGCCCTGCGGCACGGCGTCAGGGATGCGGCGGCGGCCCGTGACAGGTTGTGACATGTCACAAGTCGTCACGCTGTCACGCGGGGCTAGATCAGCCATATCAGGTCGCCCTCCATGCGGGTTCGGCGCTTGGCCTTCAGGCCGAGCAGGGAGCGGTGGAGGCGCTGGCGGTAGGTCTCGTCCTTCTCCCCCTCGACCCGCAGGCCGATGACCTCGGCCCGCTCGCTCACGTCTTTCCGGCGAACACACTTCGTCCCGACCCGGACGCCCAGGGCGGTCGGCGGCGCGTCCTGCGTTGCCCCGTTGTCGATGACCCACCGGACGGCTTCGAGCGTAACGGTCTCGTGGTTGTTCAGGGCCTTGTTCCGCTTCTGCGGGGTCAGGGTGTCGGATGCGCCCTCATAGGTGACCGTGCACGACCAGACCTCGTCGCCGTCTTCATCGATCAGACCGATGGGAGCGGGCTGGAGGGAGAAGGCGATCACGTCGCCGTCCCTGCCGTTCTTGACCTTGTCGAGGGTGATGGTCCGGTGATCCGGCATGTCCTCGTCGCGCTTCACCGAGACGATGGCGTCGGCAGCGCCGATCAGGCCCGACCAACCCCGGATGCCGCGGGCGTCATCCTTCCCGTGGTGGGCGACGATCATGGCGAGGCAGTCGAAGTCCCGGCTGATGGCCTGAATGGCCTTCAGCCCCAGCCCCATGTCTGAGCTGCTGTTCTCGTCCGAGCCGGGCATGCACTGCGCCAGCGTGTCGAACACCACCGCGCCAAGGTCGAAGTCGTTGTCGTTGAACTCCGAGACCGTGTTGCGGATGGCCTCGCGGAGGTCATCGACCGCCGAGGGGTCCGCCAGATCGACACCACCGTCGAAGAGAACGAACGGCGTGTAGCTCTCGCGGGGAAACCGCTTGCGCCATGCCTCGACCCGCGTCCGGCAGCCGGCCGCGTCCTCGGCCGCGACGTAGATCACCCCCATGTGCTTCGTCCGGCGGCCCATGACAGTGGCCCCGCAGGCGATCTTGAGGGTGTGGTCGAGGACGACGAACGTCTTGCCGGCCTTCGACTGCCCGGAGATGAAGGCAACCCCGCGCCGGGGGTAGAGGTCTTTCGTCAGGTAGGTCGAGACCGACGGCTGGATCTCGGCGAACCGCTCGATGATGAAGCGAGGACGCTGGGCGACTACGCGGAAGGGGATAGGCTCACTCACGCTGCATCCCCCATCAGGACGTTGTTCCAGTCCCCGATCTGGTCGGGCATGTGTATCTCGACGTCGCAGCGGGACCGGGCGCGCTCTGCGAGCGCTTCGGCCGCTTCCAGCCCTGCCCCGTTCTCGTCGTTGTCGGCAGCGATCAGCAGGCGGCGGACGCCGGGCGGTATTTCGAAGCCCCGAAGCCCAGCGGTCGAGAACACCGGCCACGTCGGGACCGAACGCAGGACCGAAAACGACCCAGAGGTCTCCAGCCCTTCCGCGACGGCCAGAGTGCCGTCAGCGGCCACTGGCGCCGTCCTGACGGCGGCGCTTCGCATAGGGCCGAACATGAGCCGGGAACTGCTGCCGAAGGCCTTGCGGCCGTCGTCGGTCACATAAGTCGCGTGGAGACCGCGGGACTCACCACCGCCGCTCCGGGCAAGGCAGACGATGGCGGGGGCCGGCGCCGGCGGCGGCGGGTCGCCCTGCATGATCGACCACGGCGCCTTCCGCGGAACTGCCGGGTGAAACCGAATGTCCTGACAGTCGAGGACGAGGCCCCGGTTCCAGAGGTAGAGCGAGCCGGGCGTGTCGCGGAGGTCGACCGTGCTGCCCCAGACGTCGGCGCAGAAGGCGATCTTTTCGGCCTCCAGCTTCCGGGCCTCGGCCTGCCGGATGCGCTGGGCCTCCGCAATCTCCGACCGGCTGGGCCGGAACTCGCGAGCGTCGGCCAGGCCGAGGTGCGCCTTGCAAGCTCGGAAGTCGTCACCGGCATGGGAGAAAAACACCACCCGCGTCCCGTCGTCCGAGACCTTCAGGCTGAGCGATCGATCACGCTTCGAGTGCCCCGGACCCGGAACGCTCGCCTGCCGACCACCGGCCGACAGCTCGCCGCCCAGACGGGCGACGATCTCACGGAGGTCTGGGATGGCGGGTCTGATCTGGTGGATTACGGCGCCAGCGGCCATCACGCAGCAGGCTCCGGTTCATCGAGCGGGCGGACCTGTCCGGCCACTCCCGCGATCATCTGGAAGAACGCGCGGGCTTCATCGGCCCCGAGCGTCAAGGCGAGGTGCGTGGCAGACGCGAAAACGAGTGCCTTTACGCCCGAACCGGGGTCGCCAGTCGCCAGCTCTTGCGCAGCGTCCCGGACGAGGTCGTGAGAGCGTTTGACCCGCTCGGCAGGCGACAGCGTCGACGCGGCCACCCGGAGAACGGGCGAGGCCGGGTGGGCCGCGCGGAACAGTGGGGTGACGTTGTCGGCCATCAGTGGACAGCCTCGCTGGTCACCACCGGGCCGGGCTTGAGGCGCTTCGCCGCGTCAGCGGCTTGCTGCGCTTCGGCCAAGGCCTTCTGCGTAGAGGCCTGAACCTCCCGGACCTCAGCCTCGGTGCGCATCCCGTCGGCGTCCATCGCGTGGACGGCGCCCAGAGAGGCCGCAGCGGCCTGAACAGCTTCGACCACCGCCGCCTGAAGCGCCTCGTCGTCCTCGCCCTTGATGGCGCGGGAGGCGGCCCCGGTAATGATATCGCGGCCCACCACCGCCTCCAGACACATGATCTGGACGAAGCTCGGCATGTCCGGCGCGGCCGGGGACTGGAGCAGGGAGACCCGCTGGTGCTTGATGCCAAGCTCAACGGCAGCGGCTTCGACGCCGCCGGCTGCTTTGACCAGCTGGCGCCAGAGCGCCTTCACCTCTCCGGGTGTCAGGGCGCGGCTCATTGCACGTTCCTCGGTTTTGCACTGTAGCCGCCGAGCGTAGGGCGGCTGAAAAGGGGGGCACTAACGGAGAGGGGACGGACATGGCCGACCACGAGATTATCGACCCGGCGCTCTACCGCGCGATCCTGCACGGCGTGGCCGCTGGAGCCTGCCGACGCGCCGCGCGCGCCGACGCCAGCAACCGGGAGCGCTGGCTGTCGATGGCGGAGACCCACCGCTTCCATGTGGTTGATCTGCTCCATCAGGCGGCCACTCCCTGCTCGCCTGCTTCGGAGCGGGCGAGCCGGCGCCGTTCAGCGACACGCGCCAGATGATCAACCGTGATGTCCCGGAAGCCGCGGCGCTTGGCAGCGCGCGCGACGGCGGCGAACCATTCCGCAGGGATGGAGTCCAGATCCACCCAGCGGCGGACGTTTTTCGTCGGCAGCCCGACGGCCGTAGCCAGATCGGGGATGCCGAAGCGTTCGATGATCGGTGCGAAGAACATGACGACGACGCTACACGAAACGTGTCAGCAGTCAACATGACTGCCGACGCGAATTCTGCGACGTCCACCGACATGGAGCCCGGCGAACGACTTCGGCAGCGGCGGACGGCTATGGGCTTGTCCGCGGAGGACTTGGCGGTGAAGGCCGGCATGGCGCCGTCGACCGTGCGCGCTCACGAGAACGGCCAGAACGGCATCCGCCTACCGGCCGCGAAAAAGTATGCCCGCGCCCTGGCCACAACGCCCGAGTGGATCATGTTCGAGGCTGGACCGTCTGAGTCGGTCGCCAACGATGCGATGCCGGTGGCGCGCAGCGTTCCTGTCCTCGGGCAGGTTCAGGCGGGCGCTTATCTGGAGATACCGGACGACCCGGAGCCCAGCGGCTTCGTGCCTTTCTACGACCCGCGCTATGCCCGTGCGACCGTCTACGCCCTCCGCGTGATCGGTCGGTCGATGGATCTGCACTATCCCGACGGCTCGACCGTCTACGTCGTCCCGGCGGCCGAGGCCGGGGTTCGGGAGGGCGATCACGTCGTTGTCCGGCGGGAGCGCGCCGGCCTCTACGAGACCACGCTGAAAGAGATCGTTCTGCAGGAGGGGAAGATGGCTTTGCGGCCCCGCTCGTCCGACCCGGCCCATCAGGAGGTGCTGATCGCCGCCCACGATGCGACATGGCCCGAAATCATCGCCGTGGTGGTCGGAAGCTACACACCAGCTGTCAGCCGGTCCGGGCATGTGATCATGGGCGGGGGTTTCTGACACGAACCGTGTTGACACGTTTCGTGTAACGAGCTTAGGTTCTCCTCATCCCAGAGGAGAGCCCGATGCTTGCCGAGACCGAACGCCCCACCTCGACCACCGCTACGGATGATCCGCTCGCCGCCATCGCGGCAGCCGACCGCGCCGTCGCCAGCGCCAACAGGAATGGGGACGCCCTTGAGAGGGCCAGCGCCCGACGGACTGAGCTGATCACGTCCGCCGCAGCGGCGGCCCCACCGGCCATTGCAGCTGCGACCACCGCCCACGAGCGCGATCTGATCCGCCGAATCTTCGACTGCATCCCAAAGGTGCTGACGCTTTCGCAGGCCCACTCGGAAGCCGACGCCAGCGACTGCAGCACCGTCGACGCCAAGTTCGAGGCGTGGAACGAGGCCCGACGCGAGGTTGAAGGCCTAGCTTGCGAGGTCATCGACCTGCCCCCGGAGAGTGCAACAGACGCCCTGCGGCGGGTCATGCTCTACCGTCACGTCCTCGCCTTCACCGAACACGCCCCTGTCAGCGCCGGCAACGGTGATATCTTCGCCGAAGACCTGCAGGTGATGGGCGACGGAGCCATAGCGGCGCTCACCGCCCTCGCCGCGGCGGCCACCCCACCCGACGGTCCGTGGGCCAAGGCGAAAGCCGCTTACGACGCCGCGGTGATCGCAGGCGAGGCCGCCGGTGTCGCGGCGAACGCGGCGAACGACGCCTTGGAGGCGTCGATGCCGGTCCCGGCCGTCCTCCAGATCGGCCCCGGCCGCTGGTATTTTCTCGAGGCGCATATCGAGCGCGACGTGCGAGAGCCCATACCGGGCAATCGCCGCCTGACCATCGAGGAAGCGGCCGAGAAGCTGGCGGCCCTGCGGGAGTTCAAGCCCCGTTACGAGGCCGAGAGCGAGCGGCTCGGGGTCGCGCGGCTGGAGAAGGCCTACGACGCAGCCCTCGGCCATCAGGGTCGGCTCGCGGTCGACCTGATCAACACGCCCGCCCCCACCGCCGACGCGATTCTTGAGAAGCTGCGGGTGCTGGTTTTCGAGTTCCATGGCGGCGACAGCGAAGAGGGCCTTTCGGAGCTGCTGACCGGAAGCGACCCCGACCCATGGGCGGCCGTCCGGGTCATGCAGGATCTGATGCGCCTGACCGGGTCGGCCTCGCCGCTGGCCGACGTCCAGCCGTTCGACGCCCAGGCGTTCATCACCACGTTCGAACGCCAGCCCGGCTGCCTCATGACCGCCACCGGCCCGCGCTGGACGCGGGCCGACACCGAGACAGGCCCCTTCGCCGGGTCCGCTGACTGGAAGGCCCTGACAGAGTGGCAGAAGCGGGCCGTTCGGGACGAGGCGAACCGCCGCGACCGCGCCGCGAAGTCGGGGGCGGTCTGATGGGCCGCTGGACCAATGCCGCCCACGAGTCGACCCTGCTCTGGCGGATTGCCCTTCTGGGCGCCGCCATCGCCTTGGGCGTCGGCTTCATCTGCGAGACCCTTCTGAGGCTCGCGGCATGAAGCGCTCGATCCTCGATACCGCCGTCAGGACCGACCGCCCGCGCGTCCGCAGGCGCCTGCGCCGCTTGGCGATGACCTCCTACCGCACGGCGATGCGCGACGGCATCAGCGATGCCTCTGACGCCGCGCTCTGCGAACTCGATGAATCCCTGCCGGGGATCGAGCTGCTCGTCCTTCAGATCACCAGCCGGAGGGCCGTCGCATGATCATCGAGCATCACGCCGCCGACACCTACTGGTGCCCGTTCGGCCGCAAGTTCACCGGCGACACCGAGGTCGGAGCCGCTGCGGCAAACCGCAACGGCCGAGACCAGCCGCACGAGGTCAGCCCCTGCCTCGGGCGCGACTGCATGGCGTGGCGCTGGGTCATGATCGACGGCCCCATGGGCGACGATATCCCCAGCGAGAAACGCGGCTACTGCGGCTTGGCCGGTCAGGTGCGCCCATGACCACCGCCGAACACGACCGCGCCGCCATCCTCGACCGCGTGGCGGCCGGGATATGGAAGGCCAGCAAGGTCGCCTCACCGGTCTGCTGGGAGCAGGCGAAGATCGAGGCCCGCGCTGACACGACCCCGCACCTGACCGAGGCCGTGCGCCTGACGCAGGCGGAGGCCCGAGCGGCCGTCGGCGCCCTAATCATCGGGGCCGACCCGCGCGCCGAGGACGTGCGCCTGTGCATGGCCGGGGAACACGCGACCGGCATCGTGGGCGGGCTCTGCGCCGAAGCATTCGACGCTATGTTGGCCGAGGTGCTGGCATGACGTCGTCGGCTGCCATCGCCCGTGTCCTGCCGGACGTCCAGCGCGAGGTCGTCCTCGGCCTCACGACTGATCGATCGGTTCGCCGCGCCGGCATCGCCGGAGCGGAGTGGCACATCACCCCCGTCAATCTGAGCAGCCGCACGGCCCAGTTACGGTTCTCCGAGAGCCTGATCGCCAAGATGATCCGCGACGGCCTCCTGTATGTGACGCAGGCCACCGGCCCGCTGCCCCGCAACCCGGAGGGCGTGAAGTTCTCAGCGCGCTTGAGCCGGACAGGCTTCGAGGTCCGGCAACACCTGCTCGACGCCGGGCACGGGACGGAAAGCGAGCAACCATGAAACGCCTTCGCTGGGTGGCCGCTTGGTCCCTGCGCATCGTCGGGGTCGTGCTGTTCGTCATCGGCGGCGTCGGCATGATGCTCTGCGTCTGGGCCGAGGGCGTGGAGGGCCGACGATGACCGACCTCCCTCCCGAGAGCGACACGCTGCTTCGCCACCGGATCGACCTCATTCTGGGGGATTTGGTTCGCGAGGTGATCGCCGCCGACCGAGGCCGTAAGCGGGCCAGCACGGCTCGGCGCCATTGCGCCAAGGGTCTCGCAGTGAACCAGATCCTTCAGGCCGTTTCCGATAGTCGAGGTGAGCAGTGACCGCCGCCAACGACACCACCGCCGTCATCGGCCCAGCGACCGAGCGCCGCCTTGAGGCGGCTTTCGCCGAGACCTGTCTGTTGACGTGCCAGGGCACCGCCCGCCTGCTCGGACTGGACGAGAAGAGCCTCCGCGCCCTGACCGACAAGGGCGTGATCAGAGCCGTGCGCCGGGGTGGCGGCCGGACCCGCGCATACACCGAAGGTGACATACGCGCCTTCCTGACGGAGAGTGCCGCGCCATGCAAAGCCGAGCCCGCCCCGAAGCGCGTGACCGTCCCCTGCCGGAAGGTCGTCAGCTTCACCGAGCGCCGCCGGCTGAAGCGGGCCTGACCACCGACCAGAAGATCGCCCCATGAGCGTCTACAAGCCCGCCAAGAGCCCGTTCTTTCAGTTCGACTTCGTCCTGAAGGGGAAGCGGTTCCACGGCTCCACCGGCGTCGAGACGCGCCGGGCAGCTGAACAGGTCGAGCGCAACATCCGCCAGCAGGCCGCGCTCGGCCTTCTGGACGACGCCTCGCAGATGACGCTGGACGAGGCCGCGGCCCGTTGGTGGGATGAGAAAGGCTCGACCCTGAAGGGCGGCGACCGTCTGGAGGCGCGCATGGAGCGCGCCATCACCCTGATCGGCCCGGCCACCCCCATCTGCCAGATCACCACCGCTGTCATGTCGCGCGCCATCGAAAAGCGGCGAGGCCAGACCCGGACCCACGCCAAGGGCCCGAAGGCGAAGCAATACCTCCCCACCGCCTCGACGGTGAACCGGGACATGATCGACGCCGTCCGGCCGATCCTGAACCGGGCCCGGAAGGTCTGGGAGGCCAAGCTTCCCGAGATTGATTGGCAGGAGCTTCGGATGGAGGAGCCGAAGCCGAAGCCGAAGGAGTTCGCGGGCGACGAGCTGGATTTGGTGCGCTCGCACGTCTTGCCGCACTGGCACGACTTCATCCACATCGCGACCCGCTACGGCTGCCGCCTGTCCGAGATGTTCTTCGGCCTCGATGATCTGGACCTGCACAAGCTGGACGACGCCCGCGTGAAGCTCCGGGAGCGCAAGGGCGGCGATGATCATGTCATCCCGCTGCTGCCCGAGGATGCGGCCATGCTCGCTGCCCGGCTGGGCCGGGCGCGCGCTGCCGGCCTCGACACGGTGTGGTTCCGGGAGCGACGGCTGCCGGGGCCAGGCGGAAAGGTGGTGCTGAAGGCGCTGCGCTACGGTGGCGCCGAGATTGCGATGCGCCGGGCGATGGTGCGATCCGGCCTGAAAGCCTCGAAGGGCGTCCGGGGGGCCCACGCCTTCCGCCACAACACGGCGATGAAGACGCTGCGGGAGAGCGGAAACCTCCGCGTCGTGCAGGAGCTGCTGGGCCACGCCGATATCAAGTCGACCATGGTCTACGCCCACGCCATCGAATCGGACGTGCGCGCCGCGCTTGCAGCGGTTTCCCGGAATAGTCCCGAACCGCGCGCGGAGGGGCAGGGGAAAGGCTCTGCAGATCAACCGTCTAACCCGTCGAGAGCGGCCGGTTCATAA